CGCTATTAGCAATCGTATTATGCGTCAGCGTTTAGATTTACTGAAGCAATACGGTCCAGAAGCAGTGACACAAGCGATTGATGAAGTAGCATCGTTTGTTGGCTTTGTAGATGAGATTGGTAGCAGCGACATCAGTGCTTGGGTTAAAGATGTAGAGCGTCATTTAAGCGGTAGTGGGCAAGTCAATGAGCTATCAGCAACCACACATAAAAACTATCAAACTAAAGCAGATGTGGAGATCTCAAAGCATTCTAGGACAGGTGATAAAGACAAGATGGCTAAACGATCAATGGGATTTGCACGAAGTTTAGACCGCTTACCTATGCAGGTAAAAACTCGTATGGCCTCAATGAGACAAGAAGGTAAAACAACTATGAAGAAAACAGAAATAGTTCTTGAGGGTGTAAAGTTCCGTGTTGAACCATCATTAGCAAAAGTATTGCGCCGCTTCCCACATGAAGTCCAAAACTTTGATGCTGGTGCAGAAATGTCAGATCACTTATACGACGCATTGTATGATCACTACTGCGCTAACGGTGAGATGCCATATGGCACAATGAAAGCCCGCGACGGCGATCCGTATGAATGGATTGCTAATAAGTTAGATAAAGAACTACACAATCACCACCAAGCAGAAATGACTGAGGGTGCAGATTCTACTATTGATCCAGAGCTAGAGCGTATTATTGACAAATACCCACATGAAATGAAGGTGTTTAAAGAAACGGGCGAGTTGGACGACGGCGAGTTATATGAAGAACTATTTGATCACTATAGCGACAACGGTGAAATGCCCTATGGTGTTGCTAAGGCACGCACTGGTGATCCAGTTCAGTGGATTAGCGATCGTTTAGATAAAGACTTAGGTGTTCCAGGCAACTACGACGAAGCACCAGACGAAAGTGATTTTATGAGTGGCCCTGGTCAGTTTGATGACGACGGAGTAATGCCAGAAGGTATGGGCGGCGATATTATGCCAATGGAAGGTGAAATAGATGAAGCATTGACTGGCGCACAGCAAGATCGCCTAGCAACAATGAGAAATAAAGATGCAGAGTGGGCTAAGGTAAAGGCACAGATTGATGCTGGCGGGAAAGGCACACTATCACCATTTAGAAATGAGATACCAAAGATTGATACAAAACGCCATAGCGAGTTAGATTGGAGGTCCCAGCATGGAATTGACTTCCATGAGGATGACGAGTCAGCAGAAATGGAATGCCCATACTGCGGTAAGGAAGTTCCATCTGGAGTTGAACCATCAATGTTTAACTGCTGTGGAGAAGTTGGCCACGCTCAACCAAGATCGTCTGTTGATGAAGATAGCGTAGATCCAACACCAGGTAATGATGATAGTGTGCTAACAGAAGATAACGCAGACATTGTAGCTGAGATTTTAATCAATGTTGGACTAGACGAAGGTTTAGATTTCTTCTTTGATCAAGGATTAGTAGTTATTGGCCGCTCAACTGCTCGTGTAGCATTGAACGCATTGAAGGCAGACCCACGCATTACATACACACCAGCGATTGAAAGTGTTGATGGCGAGGAAGTTCGTATTGTAGGTAAGAAGCAGGCACGCCCAGTTGCTGATAGAAACGATGTCAATGACTTAGCGACTGAACCTGATTACGATCCAGAGATTGATGACGAACCTGTATTTCATGAATCTAAGCAGCCAGTAAAAGAAGAAGTTTCAATGAACATTACTGCTCGTGGTGATGACGATGTGCTCAACATTATTCGCAAGCTAAGTGGATTAGGTGCAGAAACTTCTGGTCCAGGCTCAGCCCAATCAACAATGACAGACATGCCAGCAATGTTAGCAATGGTTGGCGGTCATAGTGAAGAAGAGCAGCCAGAGTCTGGTGAAGTCATTGATGTAGAAAGTCCTGGTGATATTGAAGCTGGTGGAGAAGGATCAGAGCATCAACCAGTGGAAGAAGTTGAAGAGGATACATACGCCAATGAACCAGCACCAAAGGTTCTTCCTGGTTATGGTACAGCACGTGGTGATAAGGATCGTCAAGGTCGCAGAGCACCATTGACAGCACCTGGCAATAACCCAATGGCAGAAGCCCGCTCATTGATGCGCCAATATGAATCCATGCTTGCTAAGGTTAAGACAAAATGAAATCGTTAAAACAATATTTGCCAGAATCATTTTTAACTGAGTTAGGAGAGGCACCAGCAGAAACTAATAGTCCAATCTCTGGTGCCCAAGTAGAGCATCAACCTAATCCAGCATTGACTAAGAATGGTATGCGTGAGTTAAATATTGGCGATCCAATAAAAGTTAAGTCTGGACGTATTCAAGGTGCTGGTGAAACTGGCACCATTGAAGACTTTGGGCAAAATGGACATTTTATTATTGTTAAGTTTAACAGTGATGGATCTAAGCATAGCTATCACGAATCAGACATTGAGTTTGATGATCGTGCTGATAACGAAGATGAAGATGATGAAATACCAGATAGGGAACTAAATAACCTTCGTCGTTTAAGTGGTATTGACCGGGATTGAGAGATAGCATGGAAGATTATCCTATCTATCCAGAAGATGATGGGACTGATCTTCCAAAGAATCCATATGGACCAACATAAATGAGTAAGTCATTAGATGGCGTTCTAATCAAAGCGGCCCACAAGCCAGAATTTTACTCTGAGGATAACATATCAGAGTTTATGAAATGTGCTGATCAGAAAACTGGTCCAGCATATTTTCTAAGCAACTACTTTTATATTCAACATCCAGTCCGTGGTAAGATCCAGTACGCACCATTTGACTATCAAATTGAGTTAGCAGATGTATATCACAACTATCGCTTCAGTATTAATCTACTGTCGCGCCAGCTAGGTAAGACAACAACAGCAGCGGGATATTTGCTATGGTACGCAATGTTTGTACCAGATAGCACAATCCTTGTAGCAGCTCACAAGTATTCAGGTGCTCAAGAAATCATGTCTCGCATACGATATGCATACGAGACAATGCCTAACTTTATACGAGCTGGATCAACTAGCTATAACAAAGGTAGCTTAGAGTTTGATAACGGATCTCGTATCATATCAACAGCAACTACAGAAAACACAGGCCGTGGCTTGTCAATATCATTACTATATGTTGACGAATTTGCGTTCGTTAGAAATACGATTGCTAAAGAGTTCTGGACTTCCATGTCACCAACATTAGCAACTGGTGGTAAAGCTATTATCACATCTACACCTAACTCAGATGAAGATCAATTCTGGCAGATCTGGATTGAGGCAAACAAGAATGTAGATGAGTTTGGCAATACAACTGATTTAGGTAAGAATGGATTTAAAGCATTTACTGCACTATGGAGTCAACATCCTGATCGCGATGATCAATGGGCAGACGAAGAAAAGGGGCGTATTGGCCAAGAGCGATTTGATCGTGAGCATAACTGCCGCCCAATCGTATTTGAAGAAACATTGATTAACGGCACTCATTTACTATCAATGGAAGGCAGAGAGCCAGTTGAGCGGCAAGGTCAAGTACGTTGGTACAGGAAGCCTAAAAAAGATCATATGTATTTAATAGCACTAGATCCAAGTTTGGGTACTGGCGGCGACTATGCAGCAATGCAAATATTTGAACTACCAACATTTGAACAGGTTGGAGAATGGCAGCACAATAGAACACCAATACAAGCACAGATTCGTATTTTGCAAAGCATTGCGGAATACATACACGACATTGTAGGAACGGTCAACGACATCTATTATAGCGTTGAAAACAACACTATTGGCGAAGCATCATTGATTGCGATCTCTGAGCTAGGTGAGGAAAACATCAAGGGTGTATTTTTATCAGAACCAAGAAAGACTGGATCTACATCACGATATCGTAAAGGATATACAACAACCAATGCGAGCAAGTTATCAGCCTGCGCTAAGTTTAAGCAGTTGGTTGAAGGTAAGAAAATGAAGATTAACAGCAAAAACTTGATTACAGAGTTAAAGACTTTTGTAGCATCAGGCAACTCATATGAAGCTCGTACTGGCGATACTGACGATTTAGTGTTGTCAGCATTATTGATAATCCGTATGATGCAAAGCATACAAAACTATGATGCAAAGATTGATGACAAGATGCGTAGCTTAGATGAAATGTCACTTCCGATGCCCTTCATAATGTGCTAAATATACAACGGACTCCTAGGATATAGACATGGCTTTAGAAATAGACGGTATTGCAACTTCATTATTTGAGAAAATCAGAGCACGATTTGAAGATGTCAGTGTGGGCGACCAGGACGCAAAAGCTACTCAGGAACCAGGTAAGGCTCGCTTTTTCAACTTTGATTATACAGATGCATCTGGTGAAAACTTTGGTAATGTTACCGTTAGCTTGATTGATGAGAAAAGCCTAAAAATATATTTTGGTAAGAACCTGAGTGCAGACCTTGATGAGATGCAAAAGTCAGAGTGGTATGATTTCTTACGTGATATGCGTATGTTTGCGAAACGTAATCTATTAAGCTTTGATACCCGAGACATTAGTCGTAGTAATCTAAATCTTAAAGACCTAAAACAACTATCAACTTCTGAAAAGCCTGCCGATGTCAATGACCTTTCTATGACTAATGAAAGTAAGTATTATGGAACAACTAAGAAGAGCTATTACCCAATTACATCAGAAACCCGATTAATCATTCTTCACTCTGGTGCAGTTGATGAAACAATTCATGGGGCACGGAGCCGTAAAATTCAATCAATCTATGTAGAAGATGGTCAAGGTCAACGCTTCAAAGTGACCAACCATTTGCCAGCAGCAAAGGCATTGGGTCGCCATATCGCATCGGGAGGTGAGCATAACGATGATTTCTCAAAACACATTGTTGAGCTTGCCGAAGAATTGCGCGACTTAAGAAAGTTTGTTGGATTAACACGACACAAGACATTTGAAGATAATGAAGCAACTGCAATGGTACAATCCGCAAAAGAGCGTCATAATACCATTCACCATATACTTCGCAGAATGAATACTAACCGTGGGTATAACCTTTACAAGGAACAATGGGATCCAAATGCTGGATCATCTGCTTTAAATGATGATGTAGATTTGGATGATGTACGCAGTAAGTTCGTTCAAGCAAGTTTTGATAAGAGACTGGAACCTGGTTTGAACCATGTAGCAAAAGCATACAAATCATCAAGAGACGCAACACCAGATGTAAGTCAATTCTCGGAATGGGTTGAGTCTGTCACTGAGGATTCTGATGACGGTATAAAAATGAAAAAGCTTCAAGAATTGATGTCAACTAAATTACCAGCAGGCATGGATGGCAACAATGCAATCCCAGCCCTGCAAGATATTTCAGTTGGTGACGATTCACTTTATGATACCATATATAAAGCAGCAGACGGAAGTGATGAAGTTGATGTCCGCCCAATCGTGTATAAATGGTTAAAAAACCATGAGCCATCAGTGGCGCATCAGATTATGCAGAATCATAAAATGAGTGGTGGAGCGCCAGCAAAAGAACCACCAAAACCAGAACCTGCGCCATCGCCCGCACCTCCACCAGCAGCCGCACCACCGGCGACGCCAAATACACAGCAACCACCCGCTGGCCAAACTCCGCCAGCAAAGAGTGATCCAAATGATATCCCGACAGAATCAGTTGATCACCTAAGTTCAATCAGAAGATTGGCTGGATTAAAGTAATCTTTTGGGCAGATAATCTGCCATAATGCTTGCTTTGTGCTAAATACTTATGTTAGTATAGATGTATAGTGCATTTAGACTATCAGGAGCAGTACCTAGAGACCATCTCAGACCACATATAAGGAGTATTACATTATGGCACTCACACTAGCACAAATCCGCGCAAAGCTTCAAGCAGCAGAAGACAAAAAGGGTGGCGCAACCCAAGGAAATTTCGGTGATGGCACCGTATATCCACATTGGAACATTAACGAAGGTGATGTAGCAAGACTTCGGTTCCTTCCAGACGCAGATCCAACAAACAACTACTTTTGGGTAGAGCGGGCAATGATCAAGTTGCCTTTCAGCGGTATCAAAGGTCAAGCAGATAGCAAGCCTTGCATCGTGCAAGTTCCTTGTATCGAAATGTTCGCAGGCTACGAAGGCAAGTGCCCAATCCTAGCCGAAGTTCGACCATGGTTTAAGGACAAGAGCCTTGAAACAATGGGCCGCACTTATTGGAAGAAGAAGAGCTATTTGTTCCAAGGTTTTGTTCGTGAGAATCCAATCAAGGAAGAAAAGGTTCCTGAAAATCCAATCCGTCGTTTTACCATCAGCCCACAGATTTTCAATCTGGTTAAGGCAGCATTGATGGATCCAGAGTTGGAAAATCTCCCAACTGATTACCAAAATGGCTTGGACTTCTCTGTGCTCAAAGGCACAAAGGGTGGTTTCGCAGATTACAGCACCAGCAAGTGGGCCCGTAAGGAAACCGCATTGACGAGTGATGAGCTCGAGGCAATTGAAAAGTATGGCCTGTTCAATCTGAATGACTTCTTGCCAAAGATGCCAACAGCAGAAGAACTGGTTATCATGAAGGAAATGTTTGAAGCATCTGTTGACGGGCAAACCTACGACGGCGATAAGTGGGGCAAGTTCTTTAAGCCCTCCGGCTTTCAAGCAGCGGCATCTGATGATGTTCCGGCTGACGCTCCAGCAGAAACGCCAGCAGCAGCGGCACCTGCAGCAAAGATTGCCTCTGTCAAGGTTGCGGCTGCTCCAGCAGTCGTCACTGAAGAAGCAGAAGATGACACACCTACCGCATCGGCACCGGTTACTAAACCGGCAGCAGGTGGTTCGAGGGCCGAGGATATCTTGCAAATGATTAGGAATCGTCAAAAGCAAGCCTAAAATGTCCACCAGGGCATATCTCTATAAGTGGACTCACATACTATCTCAAAAATGGTATGAGGGTTCACGAACTAGAGAAGGGTGTCACCCAGGAGACGGTTATCTCTGTTCAAGTAAAATTGTCAAACCAATGATTTTGTCAGAACCATCCGAATGGATTCGTGAAATATTAGTTATTGGGAATCCAAAGTATATTCGAGAGTTGGAACGAAATCACCTAGTGATGATTGATGCTAAAAATGATCCAACCAGTTTTAATGGAAATAATGCCACTGGAATAATGTCTTTCGCAAAAGGTTCATTGAATCCAATGAGCAATCCGGAGACTAAACAGAAAGTAGTTACTCAACATTCTGGTGATAATCATTGGGCACGAAAACTGAACGGTAAACCTCATCCACAACTTG